CTCTGACTCGCGCTCCTGTAATTGGGTGGTTGACTATGGCGTTTTCGTATACTTCGTAATAGATTTTCATACTCAACCATTATAGTACAAAACCTATAATTTGTAAACACAAAAAACTCTAATAAAATCAATGACTTGTGCAAACTATTGATTTTTATAGATATATTCTACAAATTGGCTCGCCGACTTTTTCCAGTTCTTATCTTTTACGCTCAGATGAGTTGAGCCGCGATCAACTTCGAGGGCGAAACAAACAGCAGTAGACAAATCTACATCAACGAACCCATTCACACCATTTTGAATTTGATCAATTGGTCCTGTTACTGGGTAAGCAGCTACTGGTGTTCCGCATGCCATCGCTTCAAGAATCACGATTCCATAAGTGTCTACTCTACTTGGAAATACAAACACATCTGCGAGTTGATAACATCTTGCCAACTCTTCACCGAATTTATATCCAAGAAATCGAATGTGTGGATATTTCTTTTGCAATTTCTTTCTATATGGTCCATCACCGACGATAACTTTAATAACTTCTACCGATGGCGCAACGCAACTAGAAACATCTAATTCACAAAATGCATCTAGATTCTTTTCTTTACTCACACGCCCAGCGTATAATAGAACAACTCTGTTGTCCTTGTATTTGTCATTGAATCGAAAATGGAAGTCATATCCCTTATCAAGAACAACTGAGTTCCAATTTGAATTTTCTTTCGCGTTAGATTCAGAGGAACACATCACATACTTTGCGTTCTTATGAAACCAGTTGAAGTACCATTTAGTCCACGAAACTGGAACACCGAACATCTCATTAAAGAACTCTGGGAACTTCGTATGGTAAGAAGTCGTATACTGTATTCCAAGTTTCTCAAGAACTCGTTTGGCTTGTAGACCAAGAATGCCTTCCGTGGCAATGTGGTACTTTGTGTCATATCCTAGCATATGCCAATGCTCATCTCGCGTTTCAATTATTTTAAACATCTTCTTGTAACTGCAAAATGGAAGCGGCACTTCTTTATAGAATGGCACTTTGATATTGCTGAATAATCCTGGATGAATAACATCAACTGTTATTTCAGGAGGCAAATTTGCAATAATGTTCTTATAGGTGGTTACAACACCATTTACTTGCGGTTCCCAAGCATCTGTAATGAGAACTATTTTCGTCCGAGCCATTCTATAATCTCCCATGTTCCGTCATAATGTTCAACTAATGCTGTGCAGGATTCTACCCAGTCTCCATCGTTCATGTATTCAATGCCGTTGATTGTTTTAATCTCTGCTCTATGAACATGACCGCAGATTACGCCATCGGCTTTTTGCTTTTTGCAATAATCTGTAATTAGATCTTCGAAGTTGTTTACATACGAAACCGCTTCTTTCGTTTTGTTCTTAAGATACTGGCTTAAACTCCAATGTGGCATGTTAAACCAGTTACGAACTTTACTTACAAGGACATTTAATTTTAACAAAACATTATACAGCATGTCGCCAAGATGGTATAGCCACTGAAGTTTGGTTCTTAATACACCATCGAATAGATCGCCATGAATCACCATATAGGTTTTGCCATTGACACCCTCATGGCGGCATTGATTCACAAGATCGATGTTGCCAAAATGAATGTCGAATGGCAATAGATCGCGAAATGCATCGTCGTGATTGCCAACAACATAGGTGACTTTGGTATTGTTCTTTGCGGCTTTGAGAATTTTACGAATCACATCAGTGTGTGATTGCAGCCAATAGAATTTTCTTTTTAACCGCCAGCCGTCGATAATATCGCCGACGAGATATAGATTTTCGCTTGAGTTATTTTTCAAAAAATCGCATAGCAAATCGGCTTTACATCCCCGAGATCCTAGATGGACATCGGAAATAAAGATTGATTTGAATTGCATTGGAGACTCCCAGAACTGGAGTCAGTATATAGCGCAAAAATATTACGATTAGATTAAAATTCGGTTCATCTTCCCCCCACTGCGCAATGGGTGCTAGATTGTACTTTTCTAGCGGGATCCTATAAAACTCAGCGCCGTGCGCATGACCTCTACACCGAAAGGTTGAGGCGAGTGTTGTTATTTAGTAAATTATCCCATTGAAACTGACTTGACATTGTTAACTTTAAACGAGCGCCATCCATTTGCGTCTAGATCCCACACAGACACATTATCATTACTAGATTGACGAGCAACGACTGTTCCATTAGTCTTTGGTGCATTAGGAATATGCTCGCTCAACAATGTACACTTCATGATGCGCTCTTCACCGTTGACCTTTGTGAAGGTCACAGTAACAATATTATTTCTCAACAACTCATTTAAATTTTCTTTGTCGAAAATCATACTTGCTTCACCAATTGTTTAATTGTATTGTTAGGAAATTGCCAATTTACAAGGATTGCTTTAAACATACTTTTAATTGTCTTTTTAGGTACTGACTTATCCTTGACCATCATACCATTATACCCTGCTTTCGCTTGATTGTCAATAAAAAACTTCACATCACCAATATATGCACACAAAATTTCAGCAGAGTTATGATCGTTTTCTTTATAAGTTAGGACATGATACTTGTAGCCCAATTCATCTGGCTCGGTGTATCTGTCTTTGTATGAGTATACCGTGGAGTCAACATTAGCAAAATTATTTTCTTGTGTGACATGCCATAATGCACCGTCACAAGAGTCGAATTCTACTGCCATTTTAGTTGCCTCATATCTTTAGTTGTTGCGTTTGCTTATCAAGCATATATTTCGCAATATACCAAGCGTCAACAATGTCCGTAGTTGGGGATCCAAGTTTCGTCGTAGGAGATATTATACTATGTAAATCTACAAGAGTATCCTTTACAAATACATCATACATCTTTTCTTTTGTAGCGTTGCCCTTTCCAGTTGCATATTTCTTGATAACAGTTGGTGGCACTGTAAAGAAACGGTATCCTTGTTTGTATAGCATGTATTTAAGGATGCCGCAATTTTCAGCAAGATTAAACACCCTACCTTTAGAGCCGAAAGAATAATCTTCAATGAGGATTACAACTTCTTCTCTATCAAAACCTGATAAAATGCCCAGAACCCAAGAAGCAATATTTTCGTATCGCTCTTGGTCTGTTAGATATTCTGGATGCTGGTCGCCAAGAATATTGTGAAATTTTCCTTGGACTGTTTTTCTATCGTTTAGAAAATAGAAAAAACTATTTGTAAATGTCTTATCGCGACTAATGCAAACGCAGGGAGAAGTTAGACTGTAATCAATTCCAACGACGATCATCTTCTTCGTCGTCTAAACGATTAATGATGTCATCTTGCTCGTCTAGATAATCCTCATCATTGTCATCATTAAAGTCTAATTCTTCGCTCTCGTTATCATAGAAATCGCCACAGAATGGGCAATGACTTGGTGAATAACTCACTTCATCATCGTCATATGATAAAGCAAATGAAGATCCACAATTATCGCATGTTAGTTTTAGATCAGGCATTGTTTTTAACCTCGTAATCGTATCTATCGTCATCAGAGAGAACCCACTTGGCTGTATTCTCTACAGACCACATTTGCGTTCCAAGTTTTCGTTCAATAAGATTTTGTCCAGGCTTCGTAACAAAGGACGGCTCAAATGCGCGGCAGCGATTGTTTGGCTGAATTGCAAAATTACCATCATCAAGTTTAATCACATGACCACATTTATGTTGCCCTGGGACTTCGCTAAACCCAAGATCTGCAATGTTCTTGTCTTCATGCGCCCAGTCTAGCGTAAACATATAAGTCCCTTCATTCCATTTCTTGTTTCTATCAATATACTTCATACGCTTATTGATCAAGAAATCGAACTGCGTAACTCCAATGTATGAACTGAAAGAATCCCACAGAACTAGATTATATAGCGACGCTTGCGGCGCAGGAGTCTTATGACAGAAAGCGTGTATCGGCATGCGAAACCAAAGCCCTTCGTCTTCCATGATGAAATGAAAAAGCGGGGCACGATGCGGTATCGACGCCACACCGAATATAAGGACGGGAAGATATGAGTCTTTCGTTTCATCGAACTCTGTTCTGTTCTGAAGAAAGTTAGTCCGCACATAACATTCTATGGGCGGTATGTTAGCGTTTATGAATGCCATGATAGTATATATCCTTAATCAAAGAAGAAAAGATGGAACAATCTAGAATTTATTAT